TGACCGAGCGAAAAGACTCTTTGGATATAAAGTAAATTTAGAAGCGAAAAGACATGCAGTAACACTCCCTTAGTAAGTTTGTAAAGGAAAGGAGAGGGCAATATGGCAATTAACACAGATATATTTTTAGGAAGCGGTGCAAGTTTAACATTAATACCAGAATTGGATTTAAAAATCATATTAAATAATTCAGGTTCAACAACGACTAAGTTAGTTGCAGACGAATTGTGGACTGATAATGTAAGAATGGTTGAAAATCTTTATGTTGGTTGTGTAGTTGATTTATACGACCATTCCGAATCACCAACAGAAGTTCATTCAACTCATGTTATTACTGCAAATGATACTACATCATTTACAATTTCCCCTGCTCACACTATCGGAACAATTCAAGATGCAACAGATTACATCGTTATTAGAGGCTATGGCGCACCAGCACCAACAACTAAAACAGGTTCTATTGCACGATTAAGTGCTGATAATTGGCTAGGTATATTAGAAACAGGAACATTTCCTAATCTTGAAGTGGAAATGAGACAATTGAATCTTTCACTTGGCGGTTCAAGAAACTTTACTCATCAATACAAAGGTATCGAAACAGCATCCGGTGGTAACTTAGCAATTGTGGCTAATCACGGTACTTTCTTGTATTACGCTTTAGGTAAATGCTCACAAATTAATGCTACCTTTACAGGTTCAAGTTCCTTAGACCCTGCAACTCCACCCTATACTGCTCATGCAAATAATGTTCATTATCTTGATATTGGAGAAACTGCAACTGCAAAGGCATTTAGTGATAATATTACTGGATTTACTTCAACAGGGCCATTATTTTATAGAACCGCAAAGGACTCCACTTTTATAATTCCTCCAGTTGCCCTTCAAGATACTGCTACACATATGGCATTATTGACATTACCTTCGTATAATGCAAGCGGTGTTCTTCAAAATCCAATTAAATATACATTTGCCGAAGCAGATGGTGAAGAATTACCTTCATTTGGATTAGAACAAAACATGAGTAAACTAGAAGCGACTAATCCACACAGAACGGGAGATACGACATTAGCAACAGAATCACATAACTTTGTTCGTATTGCTAGAGGTAATCGAGTAAATACTTTAACAATGACAGCAAATGAAAATGAAGAAGTTAAGATGACTTTAGATTTAAACTCCAGAGCAGTTCATAAATTAAAGACAGATGAGACTTATGAAGGTCGTGCTGGTGTTGATTCTAATTCTGATTTGTTTAACTTTGGTAGTGGTTCAAATACTTTAGCGGCAACAGGGGAAGAATCTCTTGAACCATTCTTCTTTTCAAGTGGTTCATTTACTATCTTCGGAGAACAATTCCTAAAAATTACAAATATGACTTTGACCATTAACAATAACTTACAAGATAAAAGATTTATTGGTGCTGGAAATAAATCAATTAAAGATGGTATTCCTGCACAAAGAACATATGAGTTATCTTTTACTGCTATGGTTACAGATAACAAACTATTTGAAGAATTATTAGACCAAACAGAAGAAGGTACAAGTAATTTAATTACTCTTCAATTTGATAAAAACGCTCCCGATGGAACACTCAATGAGCAAATACTTATCAAACTACAAGATTATTTCTTAAGTTCTGCTAATTTCACTATTCCAGATGATAAGGGGGCAATTACTGTTGAAGGAACAGTAATGCCAAGAAAATTAAACACTTGTGAAGTTAGAACACATTGGATTTTACAGGGGTGATTACATGGATAAATATGATAAATTGCGCCTAATAGAAAAGTTGGCTTCTGAAAAAAAGAAGCCTAAAACTGCAAAGGCAACCGAGGTAAAAAAGGAAGAACCAAAGAAGTCTAAATTAGCAGAATAATATTCCACCAACACCGTTTGTTTGTTTGTTGGTATAGAAGGTGGATAAAATGATTGAGAAAAAAATAGTAAGTAACAAAAATTTGCTCTTTGCTGTAGGTGAGTCAACTCTTCACTATATCAAAGTAGCACCAGAGACAGAAGAATATCTAAAAATATGGATAAAAGAGCCAACATGGCTTGAAGCAGAAAAAGCCTTGAATGCTATAATGAAAATAGATTCAAGAACACAAAGTTTTGATATAGATATAAATGCCATGTATAGATACATGGTTGAAAATTTTATAGAAAAAACTGAACCGTCACTATCAACAATAGACATGCTAAGGCTAAGTCCTTATGTCGGTAATCAAATAAAAGAAATACTCCCTAACCCAATGACAATGATGCAGGAGGATGAAGAAAAAAAGGATGATTAAAGATGCTTTCATTGGGAAATCAACTAATCCCAAAATTGCATCTTTGATAGCAGTATATATGCTTTCAAAAGCATTGGCAATAAGCCCATTAGAAATATACAAGATGCCAGTTAGTTTGGTTAAAGATTTATTAACTGTTCATTACACAGTGGAGGAAAGAAAGGCCGAAGAAATGGATAAGATTCAGAAACAAGCGGAGAGGGCTAAACATGTCAGATAAGATAGAAGAAATAGCAAATAGTTTAGATGGTCTAAACACTACTGTAATTGATTCTGGCATAAAGTTCCAAGGCTTGACTAAATCGTTAATTAGGGCGGCTGATGCTACTTCGTCGGCTGGACAAAAATGGACTGTATTTAGCAGATTAGTTTCGGGTAGTCCTATTTGGGCTTTACAAAATAAAGCAAGAGCATACTTGGCTATTCTTGGCGGTTTTGAACAAAGGTCGAAGGCAAATGCAAAGGCACAGATGGAAGCAAATCAAACTATTATCAAACAAGTTTCGGGTTTTCGTAAATTAAAAGAAGAATATTCTGAACTAGAAAGACAACTTAAAAAAGTAGTAGATTCAAATGAAGAATTTAATGAAAGCCAAGAAAAGGCTCTACAAAATACTTTAAGTTATTCAAAGGCTATTTTGTTAGGAAAATCTGAAAGAGAAGCACAAATAAAAGGCGCAGAAGAATTAAATAAAAAATTTAAACAGCAAGCCAAATTGTTTCAACAAGCCGAAAGATTGGCAAAAGAACAAGAAAATATGAAAACAAGGGCGGGTAGAGGAAGAATAAAAGCAGGAATTTCATCCCAAAGAAGAAGCCTAAAAAAACAATTAGTAACACCACAAGATATATCAGACAAACTATTTAATGCAAGTAAAAAGTTTGAAACAGGTTTAATGAAAACAGGTGGATTCATAGGTAAGTCTTTTTCAGGTCTGCCTAAAATGCTTAAAAATGTGCCTTCTGTTTTCTCAAAAGATTCAATACCAAAACTAATACAGGCAACATCAGATGGTCTATTTAATGTAGCAAAGGGTGGAGAAAATCAAGTTAAAAGACTTTTTACATTAACTAAAAACAGTGAAAGGTTTCAAAAGTTTTCTATAAAAGCACAGAAAAAAGCATTAGCATTCCAAAAATCAGCACGATTTGTATTAAATCTAGCATTCAAATATTTGGTATTTGGAATACTAGCCATGATAGCGATACTAGGTGTAGCGAAAGTAGTCTATGAAATGTATGAGGTAATGAAAGAATTGTATGTAATAGAGGCTATAAAATCTATTTTCTTAACTGCGATAGATATAGCAGGTAATTTCTTTGGTTTAGTTGGGGCGTTTATTAGTGGAGACTATCAGAAAGCAATTGAATATGGAACAAACATATTAGACGGTATTATACACATAGCATTAGCAGGTGCTTATATTATATTTATGGGTGCTTATGGTGTTATAGCGGGGCTATTTGTCGGGATTTTTGAATTAGGTAGGTCTTTAACAAAGGCTAGTACTTGGAAAATGCTTTTACCGGTTTTGGCTAAATTCGGTAAAATAATCTTAGTTGCATACTTTATTAAATATTTAGCAACACAAGCATTATTACTGATAGGAATTTATGCGCTTCCTATGATGATGATTGTTTTACTAGGGGCTTTATTAGTAAAGTTTGTTGAGGATATTGTTGATAGACTTAGCCCATTTGCTAATGGAGGAATAGTCGGTTCAAGTCCTATGCAGATAGTAGGAGAAAGAGGACCAGAATTAGTTAAGTTACCAAAAGGCTCAAGAGTATATACAAATCAACAATCTAAATCAATGGTTTCTAATGCAGGGACTCAAATTAATAACTACATAACCATAAATGCAAGAGATACTTCTGATTCTGAATTAAGAAGAATTGCAGACAAGATAGGAAACATGGTAAATAATAAAATGAATAGAACAACATCAACAAGAACATTAGGGTGATTAGATGACATATGTATATTTAAAAACAGGAAGTTTTACAGGAACAGACTTAAACATAGATACTATCCCTCTTGATATTACTTCTGTTTCAGTTTCAGTTAGCAAAACAATACCTGCCTTCCCTATTCCCTTTTCCGGTGTAGTTACAGGTGAGTCTTTAACTGCGGCATTGGATTTAGGTATGGCTACTAAAACTATATCTTTAACTGGATTTATTTCTGAAACAACATTAAGAAAAACAAGAACGGCTTCATCTGGTGATACTGAAACCAGTACTGCTTTAACTTTCACTGCTCACGAAATTGCTCAAATGATTGCTTCCGGTGTAGATTCAACAGGTCTTCAAGACAATCAAAGCATGAATGAATTAGTTATTCTTTATCCCTCTAAAGTAAGTAATGCTTATGCGGCAAGAACAGAAACATTAGTGCCATTTAATTTCGCATCAAGAGGTGCAGAAGGATTTGGCGATAACTTAGGGGTATCTCTTAGAAAATCTGTATTTCCCGATTCTGATACAGATACAGGATTAACTGGATTTATCCGTAGTTTTAGTTTTAATTTAGAAGCAGAAACAGTAGACATTGGATTTAGTATGGAATTTGAAGTAGCGACAGTTGGACCGTGATAATATGTATGAGATTTTAACAGGTAAAAAACGCTCTTTGGTTTTTCCAATTATGTGTAATGCTTTTGTTAAAATGGACTATTCAGAAAACATTCCCGATACAGGTTCAGATGGAGATACTTCTAACGATACAGCATATGGCTTTTGGTCTCACGAAGGTTCTTTTACCTTTCAATCCATAATTACTCCTTATGAAATAAATGGTAATGGGACTTATCAGAATAGAGTAAATCTTGGTAGCACATCATTAGGAATAGGGCAAACAAGATTAGATAGTAAAAAAATTATGCCTAACCATGATGATTCTTTGGCAACAAGTACAACTCTTCAAGACTTAAATTACTTATCTAGGGCTAATAGATTGTCACATGAAATGATGATATTTAATAATGATAATTTTAAAGTTTCTTTACTAAACGATACTACTCATGCTCAAAACCAACCTGCGGAATATAAAATAAAAGTGCAGGTAAAAATAGGTTCTACTACTAAGACAGTCACTACTAACAAAGTAATAGTCCCTTCACAGGGTCATGTATTCAGATATAACTCTACTAATGGTGCTGATTTACTAAGCGGTTTTGATGAAAACGGTAGAGTAATGTATGCTAAAGTAGCAGAGGTTTCTTCTCATAGTGCGGGAAGTGCTAGTATAACTACATCTTCTGCTACTCATCCTATTGTGGCAGGAGATAAACAAGAAATATTTATTCGTGATGGATTTACTTTTACTTCTTTAGGGACAGTTAATTCAGTATCTTCTACTACTCTTACTTTAACAAGTGCATATTCTACTGAATTGACTTCGGGAACTGATATATTTTTACCTACATATAAACACGCTTCTTACATAGACCAGCAGTTTCACATAGGTTGTATTTTCAATAATACAAATAAAGTAATACAGATTTTTCTAAATGGAGTTTTGATTACTTCTGATACTCACAGTGAAACATCGAATTTTAGTTTTGCTAAAACAGATACTTATTTGGGGTCAAATGGGCTAAACGATATGTCAGTTAGTGGAATAAATGACTTAGTTAATGGAGGAACGGCAACAGGACCTAATGCCGCAACTACTTGTAAGCAGTTTATGGGAGAGTTTCACGAACTAAGTATTGAGAATAAAATTAGTAATTTTGCAGGTATAGATAATTTGCTTCCTAATTACGATAATACTCTACTGTATCTTACATTTGAGGAGGTTGACGAATGAGTGTATTTGCTTTATCTAAAGATACCTTTACTGAAACTGTTACTGTAATAAGCGGTAATAGTACTATTAATGATGCAACTGGTAAATACTATATTGGAATGGGTATTTCTACTAACGATACTACCACTGTAGGGTCAGAAGAACTGCCTACTATACCAGAGAATCTACAAGTATCTACTACTCATTTAAATTCAAATCAATTAACTATGAATGGTAATGCTCTTGCTAGTAAATCCCTCACTGCTATTTTCAATAAAACTAACTATAATGTTCCCACCAATCCTCGTTTTACTACATTTAACAAAGCATCATACACTAGTCCTCTATACACTATTATTTATGAGCAAGCCCCATCGGGAAGTGCTGAAACTTTTGTATTACAAGGCGGTGCTGAATTTTCTAATTTAGAAAATACAAATGGCTACCAAATAAAATGCTATGACTCTTTTTCACAAACAGGATTAGATTTGTCTTCTATTGATTTAGATACTGATTATTATTTTGTTTTAATTCATTCTGATGATTATTTACAACATCATTTTGCACGAATAAAGGAAGTAACTAATTTTGATGTAAACGGTGACTCTTTTGAATTTGAACCGAAGTTAGGAAATCAAATAGATAAAGATGTTAAATTTAAAGTTTTTAAAGGACCATCTGTTTCTAATTCAACAAGAGGGTGCGATATATTAGCAATATCAGCAGGTATAGGCAACGATTTAAAAAATAACTTAGTTTGTTCTCGTCCTTTATTCTATTTCTTTGATGAGTTATTAGATAAAAAAGGGCAACTGAATCACAACACTAAATATTTTATGAAATTTATTTCTGATGCAGGAACAGGAACAATTACCCCTAATGTAACTAATACATTTGTTACAGCACAATCATTTTCAAATAAAATATTAGATAAAAGTAAATTTACTATGAGTGTTAAATTAGTTGATAACTTAAAAGAATTAGACTATCCTGCCTACCTAGAAACTGCTAGTAATGTTGCTTCTTCTTTAGATAATGAATATGATGCTGACCCAACTTCGGCAATACAAAATGCAATAGTGCCAGTTGATTTTACTGATTATGATGAATGTTTTCCAAATGCTAGGAGAGATTCAGATTTAGATGTTGTCCCTGCAAGTGATGTACTATTTACTGGCGCAAAAAGATATATTCATTATGACTATTCTCCTACAAAGAGCAACAAAAATAACAATACAATAGATTTAGTTTTAGAAGAATCTATTGGTAAAAGAGGAAGTTATTGTGAAGTAAAAATAATAGATAATAAAAGAATAATGAGAAAAAAAATAAGTCCGTTCAAAAGACTTAGAGTAAGGCATAGAGTTTTTAAAGAAAATTTTAATGATTGGTTTGCGTTAAAAGCAACAGTTAAGTCGAGGGTAGGGTCAACCAATGAATATACTTTCTCTACAAGTTACGATTTATCTACTTTATTTAATGTAGGTGACGAAGTTAAAGTAAATAATACTATTTTAATTGTAGATACAATAGATTCTATGATTTCCGGCACAACGGGAAATGAGCAAGATATTACCTTTAGAGCAGAAAGTAGATTAGAAACAGAATCTATATTTGCATCTAGTGGCTATGTTTTATCTGAATCTGATATTCTATACAGAAGGGCATGGAATACTACTGATTCAACATTATTAACTAATTTTGAAATAATAGAAAATAGAAATGAAAATCTATATGTCAAGTTAATTTCTAAAGACTTTGGTTTTTTAGAAGCAACCGTTACTTCTTCGGATAAACAAAAACAATTACTTACTCTAAGTTTCACAAAATCTTCCCAAAGCACAAGCATATCTTCTTTAGATTATATGTTTGGTTCTTATTACATAGAGGTAGAGAAATTTGCAGGAGATATAGAAAACATTTCTACATATCGTGATAATGGTCAGACTATTATGGAATTGTTTGGAAGAAGCGATATTAGAAAATTAATTGGACCTAAAATAACTAGGAATGCATTACATTCAGAGGATATGATTTATTCTTCTATTAGTGCCTTTGGTCGTTTAGAACCAGTTAGCGGTTCAGAAAAAATAGCAACTGTCAATACTAATAGCAAAACAATAACTTGTGCTAGTAATGGCCTAAATGCAGAACCTTACGCTTTAGGCGGTCAATTATTTTTGAAACATGAAGAACATGGAACTTTTAGTTATGTTGGGAAAATTGCTTCTTTATCTGGAACGGACGATATTGTTTTAGAAGATTTTCCTTTAACCAAAAGCAGTACTAACAATTCTTATGATTATTTATATATTATATATGCAAATAATGTAGATTATTCTTTTAATAAAGCATTATCCTCAAATAGTTCTATAGATAGTGCTTCTTCATTAAATGGTGCGGCTAATAAAGGATTATATTTTAATGGTGGAACTAAATTAATTACTACTACTGGAGCAGATAATACAGATTTAATTAGAACTAATCCAGAAGCAGTAACAAACGCTAACTCTATTGGTTATTATCTAACTAATACTAAGAACTTAAAAAGCGATTCTATATTTCAAGGAAGACTAAGTGATGTAAATAATGTAAAAGAGAACTTTCAAACAATAAATAGTTTATTAGATTTTAGTATTATATCACAAAAACAAGAAGATGGAAATACAATTATAGAGTTAGCCCCGTATTTGCCATTAACTTTAGGAAGAGTAGATATTAACTATGGTAATGTAAGAGATACTACTTTTAATGCTACTAATTTCGGAACAGTTAATTCCTCTTTTACTGATTATAATTTGATTTTTGCTTCTGTTATAGGTTCTGGTAGTGAAAACCTATTGTCCTCTTTGTCTAATCCTAGAAAATATCATGGAAAACCATTGTACGCTGGTGGTGTATTTATGGGATTAATTGCAGAAATAACACACCCTTCTTCTACTGCAAATACAGGAGTAGATGACTATGTGGCTATTTATTTAGATAGAATAATTGAAACTGCGCCTACTGCCGGACAAAGCATACAGATAATAGAAGGAACAGCAAACTACGGAGAAACTACCAAATTAACTCACGAATTAAATTTATTAAATGCAGGACATTTACACGGAGGAAAAATAATTTCTCCTTTACATTCTGTAGTTTCTAGTGACGATTATCCTATGGTTCTAAATTATGTTTTATATTACTCAACCGAAGGACATTCAATAACCTATGCTGAAAAATTTGGAAGCCCGTACTATAGAGTATTTAATTTAGAAAAAGGAAACTATAATGCTACCACAACAAGAAGATTCCAATTTGACAATTATGGTAATGACGCTAAAGGTGGCTTTAATCCAAACTACTACGCTAATAACCTAAGTGAAATACAATACTATGCAACTGCTTATAGATACAACGGAGGTTATACTGTAATATCTGGGACTTATGATAGCAGAATAACAGGGGTAGGAAAAACAGGCTATAGTCCGTCAAGTGGAAATAAATACAATCATTTGTTAAACGAATCGAGAGGATTTTTACCTGTTAGTGGTTCAAGGTTCTTTGATACTTCTGTTCATAAAGGAAGCGGAACTTATGACCCAGTAACCTTTTCAAGAAGTGGGGCGAGTAATTTAGACAATGCTAATCCTTACTCCATTAAAAGAATAGATATGTTTGACCCTAAAGTAGCAAGAATGTTTTTGTTTAGCAATAGCGATATTACCCCGTATAGTTCTAAAAGATTAGATAGCCTAATGAATCAAAGTAGGGATATTTCAAAATATAATATTATGACTATATCAGAACCCTCACCCACTACTTCTTCAGATACAAAGGAAAGCAGGATTTTAGGAAAAACTACTTCTTTGAATTTTGTGGATAAAAGTTATTCTATGGGTAACATCATTTCATCAGATAAAACTCTTTCAAATCTAAGCAGATTTAGTATAATGAGATTAACAGAAGTATGTTTTGATTGGGCTTTAAATCAGATTGACGCAGAAAATGTTCCTAAAAAGTCAGAAGTTATTTCTGAATTCAAATATACTGCAACTTTACCCGTAAGTTTAAGTTCTTATTTTTCGGGAGGAACAGGAAGATACACAAGTGTAAGCAATACTCATATTGAAGGAACTGCGGATATGAGCGCATTAGTTTCAGCAGATGATTTGATTGTAGATTCAGAAGGCAGATTCATTTGTAAGGTTACGGCACTACAAACTAATGGTTCTGGTACTGCCAACGCAAGAATTTATGCCGCAGGTGGAACATTCAAAACAGATGGAAGTAACTACTACGGAGGAACATTATTTGTTGTTAAAACATCAGGAGCATATACTACTGATGTAACAGGACACGGTTCAGAAGATACCTTTGTCAATTTTGACAAATCTATCCACATGTTAAGAACAGCGATAGTAAATGATACTGGAAGCGGTCATTACGGAGAAGACCCTTCTGCATGGTATTCTAAATATGGTGAGACTTTAGATAATAGTTCTAATTCTTCAAGAGAAACTAATACCTATCTGCCTATTGCAGTAGAAGCAGATTCAATATTAGGAGATGAAGATAATGCAGTGACATTGACTAATCACCCTTCTAAAATATTTAAGATATTAGATGAATTAAAAGATGTTCAAGATTCAGTCGCTCCTGCCGGTTCTGAAAGCATATTTGCTGGTATGATGCCTTTAGTATTAGATAGATTTAATATTGAAAATGCAGATGATGGTGCTAAGGCTTCTAAGGGAACAGTAGCAGGAGTAGTTAGAAGCATGTCGGCTATGCAATTTGATGCTGGTTCAAATGATACAACTATATTCGGTGTATCATTACACAATGATTTTGCTCAATTTGAAGATGTAGAAGGAACTGCTAGAACCTATAGTGAAGATGCTGATGGAGTAATGTTAGCATATAAACCTAAACTGTATATTGATACAAGCCAAACACCCGATACTTTAGTAGGTGGTGCAAGTATGAGTAGTGTCGGTAATACTGCTCAATATGTATATACCATCGTAGTAGATACAGATATTACAGATATAGAATTTTTCCAAAATGGAGGAAATCAAGCATTTAATAAAATAAACAGAACTGCTCTTAAGTTAATAAACGATTTAACAGGGTGCTATTTGGTATCTGAATCAGTAAAATACTATGATGATAGAAACACCTTAAGCAGTTCTCCCCCGATTGTAAGTGGAGGAGATAAAGTGATAGATACTATTTCTATTAATAATGGAACACCTAATCATTTTGCTTATGTTATTTCTCATGAAATAGATGTAACCAATAGTACTGAAACTCACATATTAACTTTAGATGCTGAACTTGATTCTTCTACTGCTAGAGGTCACTTTTACAGAATAATGCAACCTAATCATGTATGTTTTTATGACTATTCTCCTAAAAATATTAGACTAAATACTCTATCATCGGAATATACTAAAAAACCGAATGAAGAAGAATGCTATGCAGGAGATATTAACGATTATATGTTGTATAATAAAGCAGGACCAAGACAATTTAATGATACTAATAAGAAAAACAATGCCGGAGGACAAGAAGCGGCTTTATCTATGTATATTCTTATTGACCCTGATGTTCAATCCGGTTCTCCTCATTTAACTATAAGAGACCACAACTACTTTTCTAGTATTTTACCTTCTGAAAAAATAATGTATGTTTCAGATGGAGAAAAAGGATTTAAGACTACAGTAAAATACTTAGATAATGATGATGCTATAGGTCATTATTTAGAATTAAGCGATATAGAAAAACAAATAGGTGTAGTTTCAGTAACCGAACCTTTTACAGTAAAAGTAGATGGCTTAGTAGATTCGGGACAAAGAGCGATTATAGGTGCTGGTGTAACAATCTGTAGTGAAATAGAAACATTGGCTTCTGATTTATTAGAAGAAAATGAAATAGATGTAACTACATCTTCCACCGTAGAATATCCTGTTTTTATTGCCCCTCATTTTAAAAATGTTGATTTGTTTTCTGCTATTAACTTTTTATTATCTAAGAAAGACAAAATACTCTATTATGATAATAAATTTTACATAAAAGATAAAAACGATTCGTATTTTGATTCGGGCGTATTCATTAATGATGTAGACGGAGTAGAATTATACGAATATGAAAAAACTGAAAATTTATTTGATTTATACAATGAAATAATTGTTTACGGTGGTGGCTATAAATCAATAAGAAGGGACATTAGAAGTATAAATAAAATAGGTAAAAAAACACTAATAGAGTATGATGGCCAACTTATCACACAAGAAGAAGTAGATAAAAGAAGTTATGAATTATTGAAAATACACATGGATAACAATTTAAAATTAAAAGTAATAATAGGACATACTGGTGCTTCTCAATTAAAAGCAGGAGATATTGTAGAACTAGAAATAAGAAGAGAAAACTTACCAAGACAAAAATATCTAATAATACAACTAAAGCACTTACTAACTGGAAATATAGAATTAGAATTAGGAAGATATAGTAAAGGACTTGAAGATAGGTTTTCTGAAATAGAAGTAGAGCAAAGTAAATTAAATACACAGGTTCTCGATGATAACTTAACTCAATCCAATGTTCTATTTACATTCTTAGACGAAATGAAAATAAAACCGATTCGCCTAATCGTAAAAGAAAGAGCAAGTAGTGGAGGCTCAACATTAGGATTCGGAACAACTCTAAATACGAATACCCGCCCATTAGGATTTAGTGGTGGAAGCGGAGTCACACATACTACATTAGTGGAGGAAGATTTTTGATAAGTGATAAGTTTAAAGAACTACTAGCGACCCAAGCCGTCAGTTTACTAAGTTCGGGAAAATTAGGTTTTGGAGGTAACTCAACAAGTCCTTCTTCTACCAGTTTAGATGTAGATAGCGGTGTTTCTGCCTCCGCTACAGCAGTTAAAGCAGATGACAATACTATTGAATATTCCTTTTCAGTAGCGGGTTCTAATTCTAAAATAAATGGAAAGACTATGAGAGAGGCAGGATTTTTTACCTCCTCTGGTGATATGTTAGCAAGAGTAAACTTTGACGGTATAAGTGTCGCTTCTACAAGCGATATTGAAATATATTTTGTATTTGAGGTGGAATAATATGGCAATAGAGAACCCGCATTTTTATAGCACAACATCAGGAACGACAACAACGACACAAATAACTGATGAAATAGATTATCCTCATTCGGGATTAATCAAAGCATTGAGTCAAGGTATTAGAGGAAATTATGCGATTAAGGGTAGTGCTACTGATTTTGATATTACTTTAACCTCTTCTACATTTACTCAAATTGCAGTTACAGCAGGAAAAGCATATAGAGATGGAAAACTGGTTAGCATTTCTCAATTATCTGCTACTAATTTAACAGGTATTCATGCAACAGAAGATGTTTACCAATTGTTAGTTGCTCAAGCAAATAACACAATGGCATTAAGAGGTTCTAATTCAGTTACTAATAGAATACCCGATTTAACAGATGGTGATATTCCTATTGCTGTAATTAAATTAGTTGCTGGTTCTGCTCAAGGTTCAAATGGAACTTCTGATAGATTGATTCAATTTTTAACTACAAGTAAAGTAAGTAATGATTTAAGTGTAGGATATGATAGTTCGGGATATACAGAATCTTTGTCGATGAGTGCAAGTTCTGGAGATACTACAATAGAAAATAAAGTTCAAGATAAAGATATTATTTTCAAAGTAAATGATGGCGGTGCTTCTAGTGAATCTATGAGAATAGATGGAGATATTAACCAAGTTAAAGTGAAATCCCTAGGTATTGGTTCTGCCGCAGAACTTACTATTACTGAATCTTCTGACGATGTAACTATTAAAAATACAGTTGCAGATAAAGATATTATTTTTCAAGTAATCGATGCAGATGGAGATGGTGGCTCTCCCTTAGTTGCTGATTTACTAACTCTGGATGCGGCTAATCAATTAGTACACATTAAAACAAATCATGCTACAAATGCTCTTTTAATAGAATCTACTCAAACAGATGCTAATAGCGCACCCGATATTATGTTTTACAAAAATAGAACTCCTTCCGCCAATAACGAAGATATAGGGCATGTTAAATGGAGAAGCAAAACAGATAGTGGGGCTACATCAGATTATGCTGATATATTTGTCGAAACCCAAGTTATTACTAACGGTAGTGAAAGCGGCAAAATGCAGATTAGAACTAAAAAGGGAGGAACACTTAGAAATAGGATTTCTCTTAATGCCACTAAAACAGTACTTAATGAAGATAGTCAAGATATAGATTTTGTTGTTGAGGGCGATTCAGATGCTAACTTAATATATGCCAATGCTGGTAGTGATAAAGTTGGTATCGGTCTTGATGCACCAAAAACAAAACTAACAGTCGAAGGAGCAATTACACTAAAGGAACAAGCAAATGCTGATGCCGATACTGCGGCTTATGGTCAATTGTGGACTAAAAACGCTACTCCTAATGAACTGTATTTTACTAATGATGCAGGTAATGATATTCAAATAACTTCGGGTAGTAGTTTGGCAGGTAGTGGTAGTTCTGCTCTTACTTTTGCTACTTTTAGAGAAGATAATTCGTCGCCTAATAGTAGGAACATGAGTTCTGGAACAGACCATATAGTAGAAGGTAGTGAAACATGGCAAACAAGAACTGGCTCTACTGCTCTACATAATATTTTAGAGGATACTGCTGGTAATGCTCAAGATGGTTGTTGGACTTTTACTTCCGCTACTGCCGGAACATACCAAATAAATGTTCAAGTTCAGTTTGAAGATGTTAGTTTAGGAGAAAGTAGTGGTGTGAACTATAAAATGCAACTACTACCAATGTATTTGGCTAGTGGAGATAGTTTTCCTTCTGATGGTAAGTTGATAGGATATACTAGACAAATTAATACTCACTATTGGTCGGGTAACAGTCTTCAAACAACTTTCACTAAAACATTTAATGATGGAGATAAGTTTTGGGTAGAAGTCAAGATAGCGGCATCTTCGGGTTCTGGTAATTTTAGACTAAAGGGTGCTTCTAATAGTGGATTTAGTAACTTATGGTGCGAAATGATAAAGATAGCGTGATTAAAATGTGTAGTAACTGTAATAATTTAGAAGATGTAATGAGAAATCATTATCCAAATGAATATGCCGACCCAGATTCTCATGAAACTGTGAGATTGGGTGACGGCCAGTATTATATTAGATTAAACATGTGGCCGACTTGGATAAGTCCTGCTCCAACATTGGCTCATTTACAAAGCCTTATTCAAGGTAATTAGGCTTTAAGGCTTATAAAAAAAATCTACCATT